GTTACGTCATAAGGGCTAGGAACAGCAGGCCCTTTGACATGGCTATGGACAATTCCAACGACTCTTCCTGTGTCTTCTGCTTTGGCGTAATCAACAGGATCTAGGACAAAGTAATCGTCCTTCTCAGCGAGGTTATTGCAGGGATCGTAGGTTTCACTCCCGTCTCTTAAGACGACAAGACCACAGGACTCACGCGGCACTTCCGCAATCGCCCATTTCCTAGCATCGTCCTGCCAATGCACCAACATCAGACACGATCTCCAAGCGCAGGGAACGAGCCAAATGGCAAACCACCATGTGCGTCCCCATTAGGAAAACGCAGCTTGCAATCACTGATCCTTTTACCGCAAACGCCTTCAACCTCAATTGATCTGCCTGTCGTGGTGCTGATTTGGGGCTCGGAAGTTACAGGCGTGCTTGTGGACTCAAACGTAACGTCAGTGCCATCAGTGTCTTCAACAACGAGACGACCGTTGTCTTTAAGGCGTAGTTGCTTGCCGGTGTAGCCAGTAGTTGCTGTGATTTTGTACGGTGCGCCAACGGTCTTGCCATTCAAACTGCCGCTGTCAGATGCTGCCCCAAACGGGTTAGTAGAGCTGACAGTCACTTCAGCAATGAACTCTGTGTTTTCTTTCCAAAGCCCTGTCTGACCAGTAATTGAAACAGAACTGATCGTGTTAAAGCCGAAGCTTTGCCCGTGCCAAGTAGCTGGCGAGAGATCCACAGAAGTAAATGTGAACTCCAAAGTTAATGACCTGCTTCCATACGGGCCTGTTTCGCTAAAAGTCTTACTGGCAGTGGTGGTTTGACCTGCTGCAGTGGGTTCAACGTAAGACCCTGCGCCAATCACCTCATAGGCAAAAGCACCAGAACGACCTTGTTGAAACTCTGCAGGCAGCCAAGCATCTACACCACCAGATTGGACCCTAGCAATCGTTGAAACAGTGCCGACACGTTCAACCTGAGGCGACCAAGTAACGCTTTCTGGGTACTGAGCCTTTGGGTACTTGTCGTTATACAAAACCAAATTGCCATCGTTCTGCATGACAAGCGAATAATCTGTGCCGTCATTGATGCCAGCTACACGCCAATGCGGCTCACCAGTCGGATTGTTCTTGATAAAGATATTGAGTGCGCCATCACGTTCAACGACCATCTTGAACCAGCCGTTACTTGAGACAAGCTCACTGCCTTCTTGCAAGGTGCTGCCAGCAGACAAAACATCACTACCTGCGGAATAAGTGAAGTTTGCGGCTGGGCCTTGCGTGAATGACGTGCCATCAGCAGTAAATTCGTTCGGCCCTGAATATCCGCATTCTTTGCTCTTGTACTTCCATTGGCAAAGGTTTTGCATGGCTTGACGCTTTGGCGCACTGACGTTTGCCATGTCAAAGACAGACGTAAGTTCAAACTCAACTACAACACGAGTCTCTTGAGTCTTCCTGTCAATGTAATAGATGTCTTCCGGCAGCTTTGCATTGGCGTTTGGCACGCCATAGGGATTGACCCCGTTCTGCCAATTAACACTGTCAAGAAAACGACTTAGCGTCCTAATGCGCTTAATTCTGGCTCCATTCAAATCGTTATGAGGGTTAAATGTATTGATGCCAAGCATGACCGCTGTCATGTAAGCATTCACATTGGCAAAACGCAGAGTTGGTCGCGGCAACGTGCCATCACCTTTGTACTCAAACCCCTCGGCCTCTACAGGCAGAGCCGGATATTCCTTGCCAGCAAACACGATGTTGCTGGGTGAATCTTTGAAATTGGTGCCGCTGTAAAAGCAATAACTCTCAGCACTGCCATGAATATTCTCAAACAGCTCAATCTCAAACAGCTCAATAATCGCGAAAGGGCTGCTGTTGAGGAACTCTTCAAATACAAGACTCATGGCTCAACTACCTGCCGGAACGTTGCTGTGATCTCGTTCACCCCAGAGTAGTTAAAAGTCCGAGCCCAGTTATCCACGACCCATTTATACGTTTCAGTGTCACCAATAGGACTCCAATCAAACGATGCAGCATCATCTGCGCGTGCATCTAAGAACGCCTCAATGGCGTCGGCGTCAGTGTTGTCCTTTGCAGTCCACTTCAGGTTCCATTCCTTCAGGTTTTGATCTTCGCCATACCTCAGGCGTTGCTCATAGCCATCGCCAAACTTGACGATTTTGACCTTTGGGTTGCTCTTTTTTACAGCACCAAAATCAGGCGTTGTGCCGCCAGTGCTAGTACCGACAGTGGAATCATCAAAAGTAGCCATTAGCGAAGCAAGCCTCCAGGACGCTTTTGTTTGAGCAACTCGGCCTGCACTGCAGCACCGATAGCAGCACCAAGTGCCTTGGCGTTTGGCTGGTTGCCTTGTGCCTGCGTTCCAGATGCATCGACGTTTACAACAACGTTAGTTTCCCCAAAGCTGCCTGATGGTGCAATGCTGCCGCTACGACCAGGCGTGAATAGCTCAGGGCCTTTTTCGCCAACCATATAAGAACGGCCGCCTGTAACCGTGCCGCCCTTAGCCATAAAACCACCAAATATGCTTCCTAAAAGCCCACCGCCTGGAACAAGACTGCCTGCAATGTTGCCAAAGAACAACATGTTGCGAGCAAGCTGCAGCATTTGATTGCCGAGATCATTTAGCAGGTTTGTTGCGGCTTGCGCCAAAGAAGTTGTTCCATCAACAGCCCCTTTAAGAGCATCAACCACGCCATTTGCAAGAGTGTCTGCGATTCCTTGGTATTGCTGCGCAAGCTTTTGCACGCGTGCTGCTTCTGCGTCTTGTTGCTCCTTAAGCTCTTTTGCGGCTTGTATTCTGTCTTTGTCAGCCTGTGTAAGGCCAAAGATAATTTCAAGCTGATCGCGCAACGGTTGCAGCTCTTCTTCTTTTAGGAGTGGGAATTGCTTGCTTAAATTTAATTTGTCGAACTGAAGCTGCAACAAGTCACGTTCCTTTTCAGTTCCTGCGCTAAGTAGCTGAGCGTCTTGTTTCTTTACGCGCAACAAGTCTCTTGCTGCTTTCTGTTGCTTTTCAATTGCTTTTAGTCGTTTTTCCTCTTCTGTTTCTACGCTTTTTCCACCTGCTCCAGCTGTACCTGTTGTTAGCGCAGGGATTGTTGTGTCAGGCATGACTGGCTCTAACGCAAAGCCTTCCTTTCTTAATCGTTCTATTTCTGCGGTTAATTTAGCCTGACCACCACGTTTGAAAAATTGAGCTGCATTTTCCTGCGTTATACCAAGGTTTTGTCTTGCTTGCCTGCTTATGGCTGCTTCTCTGAATAAATTGTTTATTTGGTTTGTAATGGTCGTAAGGAACTCAATGATTCCCTTGAAGATAGGGCTAAGCACTTTGCCGATGTTTTGCCCAAAACGCTGCAATGCATCTTGCAGCGTCGAAAGCTTGCCAAACAAGGTATCTGATTGTGCAATAGCACCGTTAGCGTATTTGCCGCCTTTTTCTGTAAGCCTAATCAGAGCGACTTCAGCGGCTTTTGCGCTTATCTGACCCTTCTGCAGTGCCTTGCTGAATTCTTCTCCAGTCAAGCCATACATTTTGCGAAGCTCATCTTGCAACGCAACACCGCGCTCTTGCAGCTGCAAAAGCTCTTCCCCTTGCAGACGGCCCTTAGCTTGAATTTGACCAAAAGCAGTGGCAATGCCTCCAAGGTCAGCGCCAGTGGCCCCAGCGACATCAGCAAGACGTTTTGTTATATCGACCACTTGATTGGTCTCAAAACCAAACGCCTTCATGCGCTTAGCGGTTTCGATCAGCTCTGTACTTGTAAACGGAGTTACCGCGCCAAACGCCTGCAACTCACCAATAATGCCCTTAGCCGTTTCAAGCGATCCAGTTAAAACTTGCAAGCTTTTCGTCTGCCTCTCAAGCTCACCCGCCTGACCAAACGAAAACTTTAAAAGCGCTGCAGCTCCTGCTGCTGCTGCCGCTAACGCTGCTGCCTTTCCAAGCTTGCCGAATCTGCCTGCCGCTTGAGACGCTTTTGCCGCTAAATCAGAAAGACCTTTTTTACCCTTGCGGCCCATATCGGCCAAAGTATCGCCAGTAGCCTTGGCGCTTTTTTTTAAACCCTCTATTGCTTGCTCTGCTTTCTTGCTGGCTGCCGCAACTGCGCGAAGCGGATTGATGGCCTTTACGGCACTAACAATAAGCTCAACAGATGACCTTGCCACGGCTGCCTAGCAATGTTTCTATCCTACCGCCGCTTCCGTTTTGCGCGATCCATTGCTTCCTCCTCCTGCTCTCGCTTAATCTCGTAATACGCAGCAAAATGCACAAGTTCCGCATCGGTCAACTCAGTGCGGAGCCTACTTACGGTCATGCCTAGCTCGCAGGCCAGATGAAACTCAAACAGAGCCCAGCTGTCCTGCTTCAATCGTTTTTTGCTTCCTCCATCTCAGTCTCTTCACCGAGACCAAACAAGAACAGCTCAAGCTCATTCAACACAGATTCGGGCAGCTGTCTCTGCAGCTTTGCCGCATCAGCAGCGGCAAACGCTTTGCTGCCATCCTCCAGCTCAGCCATTTGACACAGCATCTGCGTGCTGATGTCCAATGCCTCGTCAGTGCCAGCCAAGCTTTGCGCCTTCTTGCGATCTGCGCGTGTGATCGGCTTGAAAAACAGATCAACAACCTTTTTGCCGTCCGCGTTCTTCAGTTCAAATTTGCGACGCTGGTTGAGGTCAAACGCCCCAACCAGCAAATCCACAGTGCGTGACTGAGCAGGCATCTAAATACTAGATTTAACGCCTTAAGTATAACTCTGAAGCAAAATTTAGTTAGAGGCGATCGTGCCGCTGGCTTGGAACGATGCAGATACCGTTACAATTTCGCCAACAGTTGAGCTGATTTCAGCATTGCTGATGATCCCAGCAAATTTGAAGGAATCAGAATCGTTAGTGGTGCCTTCGCGGAACAGCTCAAACGTTGCGTCCACAGCGTCGCGAACTTTTAAAACGTCATCCATAAAAGCCTTCTGCGTGGCGTCACCCTCGTTAAAAACTAATTCAACAGACCCAGAACCAGAAATTAAACCGCCTACAAAGCTGCGGAACGTGTCGCCGTGGGCGGTTGTCTCTAGAACCTCTTTATCGATCGTCAGGCTCCAGCTGCGAGTGCCAGCGACAGCAGCCAAAGTGCCACCGCCAGTCTCAAATTCAACAGAGCCTTGTTCTCCGCGAAGGATTGCCATGGTCAGAGTTCCTCGATGAATTCAAAGGTCACACGGACCTGAGTTTGGAAAAAGCCTTCGGGTGTTGGCGATGCCAATGCCTCTGGGCCTGTGGGAGCGTCGAAGAAAACCCCCGACACGATGGCCCTATTGTAAAGGTCTCGAATGCGTTTTCCAATGACGTAATTGGCTCCAGGGCCTACGCCTTTTGGCGAGAAGATGTTGAGCAGTAGCAAGCCAACGATGCGGTTTTGAGAGTTAGTTGTGCCGCCATGGCTCAGATATTCTCCTGCTCCAAACGTCGTCAGGCATTGCACCCATGAGGTATTTGGTGCTGGCTCATAGCCCATGTTGTGAAAGACAACAGGCAGCGTCGGGCTATTGGCAAGCTCGGTCGCTAAACGGCTTTCTATCGTGGCGCGGATTGCATTGAGATCTGCTGCTGCCATCAGTTCCGCCTCCTGAGGCCTTCAATAATTTTGGGCACGCGTTTCGTTGCGATCTGTTTGACGATCAAATCAGGAAAACCTGGAACAGTGTTTTGCCTTGTGCGATAGCGTCCTTGCCAAGAGGGGGGCAAGTTGTTGCCGTAGAGCACGGGTTCTGCATATTCCATGCTGTTTGTAATTTTGGCTTCAAACTTGCCAATCTGCATTTGCCAATCGTTTTGCAAATCTCCACCACCTGCGTAGGACGGCGGGTCCGTATCTCGAACCACACGTTTCGGCGTCTGAAGTTTTACTGCTTCAATCAATTCAACAGCAGCAATTTCTACGGCTTCCTGAATTTCGCGCTCCATCAAGCCAGCAATATCCTTGATCTTGATCTCGCGTGCCATCGTCAAACCCTCAAAATCAGTTCGTAGCTCAAAGGCGTGTTGTCTTGCTCGTAAGTGCGTACTCGGACCACTTGGTGCTCAGTACCAGCAATAGTCACTCGATCCTTTGTTTCTGGCACTGATGGCAGATCTATTGCCGCAACGGTCAAACGCTTGTCACCAGCTTGAATCAGCTCATTGACTTCACGAGTGTTGACGTCTTCCAAAACTCCTTTTACTTCATGACTTTCAATAGTCGTTGAGAAGTCAGGAATCGTGCCCGAAGCTACGTCATAGTCACCAGCAGAAACGTAGCGAATCGTTACATCACCACCAAGCTTGGCGGTGGATTTGCCGACTGCCTTCTGAAGCGCTTTGGCTAAAGACATCAGGCGATGAAGGCAAGGACAGTGCCAGACGTCAGCTTGATCTTGCTAATCACAAGCCCTTCGATGCAGCAGTTTTTGCCCATAGGGAAGTTAGTAGCGTTGCCGGCAGCCAGATTTTCGTCAATGCTCTCTGCAGTCAGCGTATGAACCACAGAGTCTTCTAACGCCAGCAGTTTCACAAACTTGGCGGTGTGCTCAGCTTGATTAGTAATGATCGTTGCTCTGGTCGGAGCATATCCAGATCCGTAACCCATGATCAGCTCCTGCGAATAGCAATGTTGCCTGGTCCGCTAATTCTAAGGCCCGTCAAGTACCTTTCAAACATTGGCGGCACACGGTCAGCACCAACCGCACCTGACTTATCAGGCGTCACCTCAATGCTGCCTACTTTGACGCTCTTGAAATCCTCAAGGCCACTAAGGCTGATGCCCTCAACGTTGTTGTGCAGATAGACAGCAAGCTCGACTTGCGCACGCTTAACCTGATCTGGGATCTCAGTGTTTGTGTAGTAGTCCTCGGTCAACCGATATGGGAAGCCGTGCGAAAAGGACTGGATATAGGTGTCTGGCTTTCGCACACCTTCACGTGGCCATTGCAAAGCCTGCGTTGAATTAGTACGTGCCCCTAAAAAACGTTCGCGGTCAAGGCGCTGCGTCGCTGCTGCAAGCGCACGATGACGGCTATCAGTGTTGCCAGTTGTCCACTTCTGGACATCGGCACTAGAGATCATTGCCTCAACCAACGTGTTGGCGTCAGTCAGCGTCACATAGCTGTTGGCGTTTGCGCCGCCCACTGTTGCGTCGATTGTTACTGCCATCAGCCTTAGCGGTGGAGGTCTTCTTAGTTGGCTTTACAGAAGCAGAGGCTGCCGCTTGCGCAGCAACCTCTCGCTCTCGCATTCGCCTAAAAGCGAATAAACCCATCAGGACGCAGCTGACTTGAAGACAGCAAAGTTGATCACTACAGCTTCGCCAGCGGTGGAGCCGACGTTCTCAAGTGTCACCTTGAAGCTTCCTGCAGCAGTCTCTGAAACAAAGGCTGCGTACAGACCAGTGCTAGCGCCTGATTGCACAGACACCAGAACAACATCAGTAGCGGCCACTTCGCTGTTAGTGACAGTGAAAGTGGCATGTGCATCACCAGCCAAACTTGCGTTATGGGTGGTGATAGCGCCAGCAGGTGCGTTGATGGTTACACCTGTGGTTTTGCTGCTGGCCTGTGTGACGGCAGAACCGGAAACGTATCCGATCGCCTTACCAGCGGTGACTTCAAAAAGGGATGCCATGGTTAGTTACCTCCGTCAATCAAGGTTAGATGTGGAAGTAATCCGCACGATCCCAAGGTTGTTGGTCTCGTAAACCTTCGTCCAGTTGCCAACAGTGGCAAGCTGTTCAGGACTTGGGTTAGCAACTTCGGCAAACCGCGTGCCCATCGGGTGATAGACATAGTGGAGGTCGAAGCTTAAAGCGTCAGACTTCGCAAGGATGTCACGGTCACGCTCAGTGCGCAGTGCCATTTGCTCACCAGAACCAATGGCTCCAGGTGTAAACGCATAGCTGGCGTACTCGGTGGTGGAACCAGCGCCATCAGTCTGCACATCAGCAGACACGATTACGCGCAGACCCATAAAGGTCGGCACACCTACTTGACCAAACGCGTTAGCAGTAGAACCGCTATCAGCGTTGGCATCGACAGCGCCTGTTCCGTCGTAGACGAAATCAATTGCGCGACGCTCCATTAAGTCGTAGTACACGTTTGGGTGTACTACCAGGGTGCTCAGTTTCTCGCCTTGATCACCAAGCAGTGACTTGGCTTTGACGATTTGGCGAACGCCAAGAGCGGTTGGAGTGTCGCCAGTCGTGCCGTCAACAGCCAATGATGCGAAAGCAGCACCAGTGGTGTCGCCTACAGCGCCAAAGATGCCAGCGCAGCAGGACAGCAAGTCCTTTTGACGCTCATGGGCGATGTAGCTGGCAAGCTTTTGACCGATAGCAGCCATCGGGTCAGAACCAGCTGCCATTGCAGCCAGATCGCGTGACTCGAATGCATTGCCACGGTGACAAACAGCAGCACGCTGCTTATCAGCAGTGATTTTGCCTGGCGTCAGCGAAGTGCTATCTGTCAACCGCTCAAAGGTTGAATTCAGATTGGCAGCAAAGAAAGGGACGTTGATAAAGTCACCACCATCCTCAGTTGCATTCAGCTCCGCCATAGGCTGCACCACACCGCTAGCCAAAAAGGCATCACGCTTTGTGGTCTCCTGTACTAGGTACGGAGTGAAAATCTCGGGGATGATGATGTCAGAGCGAAGAGTCGCCATGACAGATCCTCAAAAAATTGTGTTAACGGTGTGGGCGTAACCCAATTGGCTCGGCGTAGCTCTGCCTATGCTTCACATACTACCGGTTTGCAGCCGCTTTCAACCTCTCATATAAATCCATATTGGTGCGATACAGCCTCATTTGCTCTGTAAGGTCAAATGTTTCCTGAGAAAATGGATTCTTTGTCCCAGCAGGAATGTCGCCGCTTGCGCTGCGGCCAGACGGCGCCCCACTGCCTTGCGGCCTTGGTGCTTTCTGCATGTAGCTCGGCAAAGTTTTAGCCCACTCATTGATGGGCTTGCGCTCGTAGCCATTGACGACGACAACAGTGCCATCAGATTCACGCTCAATCTGATCTGGCTTCAACAGATCAGCTTTAAATACAATGCTTGGGTCATGCACCACGTCAGCCAATGCTGTGTTCGCAGGTGCAATTAGCTCTAGCTCGCGGACGCGTGCTTCAAGCTCAGCAATGCGCTTATCTTTTTGAGCAGTCGCCTCGCGATACTGCTGCTCAAGCGCTTGACGAGCCTCGGTGTACTTGCCTTCTGATTCAAGTTTGTTCTGCTCAGCCTGACGCTTGAACTCCTTAAGTTCGTTGTAGTCATCTGGCACATCGCCGATCAGCTCATTTTTTTGCAGCTTGCCGATCAGCTCGTAGTTTTTCTTCTCAAGCGCAGCAACACTTTTTTTCAGTGCTTCTAGCTCAGAGTTGTTTTGAGCCTCTGGGGACGTAATCCCCTGACTTTGCTCTTCAGACATGAATAACCCGTAAGGTTGTTTACGGCCTTACTTTATCAGCTCCATTTGTGTTTATCAGCCCACCAAGCCTTGTGCATCTTGCCTTTCGCAATGTTCTTCGCATGACGTGCTTTAAATGACGCCCGCTTATCCTTATCAGCCTGCGACTCTCCTTTGCGAGGCGGCTTTGTCTTGGCGCCTTGCTGACCAAAGCGAATCATCTTGACCTTTTTGCCCTCTTTAGCCAATACGACATGGCTGCTCTTTGGGTGATCTGGAGTGCGTTTTGGCTTGTTGTAGCCGCTAAACGTCTCGCCTCTGTAAGTGATGCGTTTTGCCATTACTTCTTCCTCTTACGGCGTTTGTGCTGGTACTTGATCTTGGCAGGCCCTTTCTTCTCTCGTTTGAATTTAGCCTTCTCAGGAGGCGACATCTCGCCAGTCGTCTTAGGCGTCTTGCTTGAGACACGTTTAGATGGGCGACAGGCTGGGTAGCCATCACGCTTCTCACCCTTCTGACGGCCACAAGGCTTGCCGGTCTTAACGTCGACCCATTTCTCTTTGAACCATCTACCTAGGCCGCCCCTAGGCTTTTTTCTTTTTGCGGGCACTTTTGCCTCCGGCTTGGGTCTTGTACTTACCGCCGCGTTTTTTGTACTCCCGCACTAACCACGCGTTTGCGTAGGCGCTTGGATACACGGCAAATTTCCGCTTAGCCGCAGCCTTAACTGTTGCGTACAGAGACGGATTGGTTGGGACGTTTTTACTAGCCACAGCTGCACCTCTTCTTACCGCCCTTCTTCATGCCCTTTTTCTTAGTGCCTTTCTTTTTCCCACCGTGTCCGTAATGACCTGGCATGGCGGCTAGAAGCTGACTACATGAATCTATCGTAGCTCTCTTTCAGCTCAGCGAGTGTTTTCTCAGTGCCATCAGCCGAAACAAACTTCCTGATCGCTACTGACGGCCCGTACTTACGAGAAAGCATGTTGAAGTACGGAACCTGCTTTACGCCAAGTACATCAGCCTTGACTTCCTTGCTTTGGTCAAACAGCCATTGACCATATGTTTGGTCAGCAGGAACAAGGCCACCAGAGCTACGACGTTTGCCAGGCTTTGGCGGCGGGATACCTAAACCCTCGTAATCAACAATTGGAACAGTCGTTGACCGACAGTTGAAGTGCTGCGGCGGTGTTGGCCCTTTGTTGTATTTGAATGTTCGACCATCCAATGCACGGCAGATTGCAGACGTTCTGCTATCGAGCGTTGCGATGTACCTATAACGCTTGGTAATCTCTTGGTTCTGGCTGTAAACCGCTTGGCTTGCAGCATTCGCAACCTGATTCACGCTAGTGCGCACCATCGCCTTGATTTGGTTG